TTACTGGAATGTTTGTGTGTCTTGGGTGAGGACCAGCACGCGCTCGACCAGCAGTTCGCCCAGCACGACCAGTTGTTGGGTGGCCAGCAGCTTGTGACGGTGGGCGCCCTCGAGTTCGAAAGCCAGGTCGGTGGTCATGGCGTTGAGCGAGGCGAGGGTTTCGCTGGCTTGGATTAGTAGGGCTTCGGAGGTGACGTCCGGAGCGATAGTGAAGAGGGTTGCGGAGGGGGGATTGGGGGTGATCTTTTTCATGGCTGAAACTCCTTGATTGATGGAGTCGCCAGACATCGCTGCTAAACGAAAAGGGTGGCGACTGTGCGCGGGTTAGCAGACCAGGAATCAAGGAACCCGGCGCACCCGAAAGTGCCCCACGCACAGCCGCCATAATACGCACCAGCGGATGCTGACAGCATCGCTAGGACGGATGGTGGCTTTGCAGGCCTTGATAGTAAACGAGCTGCTAAACCCGGTCGCTGATTTTGCAGCGACTGGGGGAGGCTATCTGTGTGGGAGGCGTTGCACCAGTTCATCAACGGCGCGACATCTTGAAGGAAAATTCTGAAGCTCCCATCCTGTCGGGGTTTCCGAATCCCAGAAACAACGAAGCCCGTACTGGGCGGGTTCTGTTGATGCCGGGGGGATTTGAACCCGCGTCCATTCCCATTACTGCGGGGCTTTCAGCGCTCAAGCTGCCATTTTGCTGTCATTTCTTTTTATTCGAGGCTGGTGATGGGGCGGCGAACTCTTTTTCGGATGTTCCTCAACGAAATCAATGACAACGAATCGTCCCAATTTTCAACGGCCGTCTTGATTCGGTTAATTTGACTTACAAATTTTCCCGTATCAAGGAAGTAGTTTGGATAGGCCTTTCGTAGGGCTGTCAGCGACTGTGCTGCTACTAGCACCACTTGAATACCGTCTTTGCCTTTCGCCCACTTCTCGCGATCCAGATAGTCATTTGTAGCTAGAGGCAATGCTTCCCTGGCGTATCCACTAACACTCACATTCATTGCTGTTGCGTTAAGTTCCAAAAGGTAATAGTGTGTTTTCTCGCCAGCGGTATCTTTCAGATGCTCGACTAGTGTTTTGTACATTCCTAAATTATTCAAAACATCTAGCTCTGTCTCCATCGACAGCATTAGGTCGAAAATCTCTTTAGGCGTTAAATGGCGATGTGCGTCCATAACTTGGCACTCTTCTAGCAGCGCAAAACTAGAGGAAGCATAACGAAAAAACTCAAGCCATCGGCCATTGCCAAGGCTGGACTTCAGAGCCTGATTTAGAAATACACCGGCGGTTTCCACAGCGGTTGCCCAAGCATGCTGAAGTTCATTGCGGATCTGCAATTCGACTTGAAGCCCTTCATATGCCTTTGCTCCGCCTTTCCGGTTATTATATTTATATATCAGATGAATGCCTCTGTATCCAGATTCTTTAGGAGCCTTTATATAATCATTTTCTGATACTAGAACGTGTTCGAATTTGCTTTTTTTAACATATGAGTCACGTAGTTCATATACCTGCTTTGCTGTTGCTACAACAGCCCTAAGACCTCCGATATCCTGCATTCTTGAAAGACTCATATTTTTGAATCTTTCAAGTTTTGCCATGATTGATGGAATGCGCTTTAACCGCTGAGCGACAATTCCATTAATCCCCATGGCATTCAGCTTGGTTCGGAGCCCAGCTTGGAATGTATTGACCGGGTAGCTATGGCTGGAGCGCCAATTATTGAGAATTTGCAACGCTTCTTCATATTCATCGTCTGTGGCGTTGTCATTAAATAGGGTTATCCCCGCCTTTTTTACGCGCTCCTTGCTATAAAGTGGTGTAACCCAAGCCATTTTATTCTTCCTTGCTTCTGCGGAATTAAGGTTCGATGATGGCATTTTGGACCCTTCGATGTAAATCGGCGTGCTCTCCACTTACTTTGCTGCCCCAAAGTGCTACCGCCTTGGAGCCTACGTCCTCCGATGAATTTGGCATCCATCGTCCATACACCCTGGCAATCATCGTCCAGTCAGTGTGGCCCATCTGTTTGGCAACCCACATAGGGTGCTCCCCGGCAGATAGCATCATCGATGCGTAGGTGTGCCGCGTCTGATACGGCCGCCGGTACCTGACGCCTGCCTTCTTCATCGCCGGCACCCACATGGTTTTTCGGATCGGACCGTCGCCCGTCCATCTCTCAAGCGTTCGCGGGTTCTGAAAGACCTCGGCGTCAGCCAGGAAAGTGTGTGCCTTCTGTGCTTTCAATGCCTCCAGTGCAGGCCGGAGCAGCTTCACGCTTCGGCGCCCAGCGGCGGTCTTCGTTGTCTCTGCCTTCCCCTTGCTGGCCTGAGTCATTGCACGGCTGACCATCACCTCTTCGCGCAACCAATCAATATCACCCCAATCCAGTGCAACCAACTCACTGGTACGCAGCCCTGTCCACAAGGCGAACTGCATCATATTGCGCGCCTGGCCGGAGAGGGCGGACAGCACGGCCTGTTGTTCCTCAGGGCCGAAGGGGTCGACGTCATCCTCTTTTGGCGGAGCTGCCTTGCGTGAGTAGGTCCAGCCGGCGAGCGGATTCAATTCGATCAACTCTTCCTCAGTTGCATCGTTGAGCGCTGACCGTAGGCAGCTCTGGATATTGCTGAGCGTCTTGTTGCTCACCTCTAGGGTGTCGAGCCAGTCGCGTACTGCCTTTCTTTTCAGGTCCACGAGCATGGTATCGCCGAGGGCCGGGATCAGGCGCAGCGTGACCAGCTTCCGGTACCCGTCGAAGGTGCTGCTCGCAACGTGCTTTTCCTTCGCTGCGAGCCACCTGGTCAAGAAACCGTTCATCGTCTCTCGGGATGCTTCGGGCGCAAACTTCGACGCCCTGGGCGATCCCGGAAAGGTCACCGAATAGTCGAAGGTGCCGATCGATATAGCGTGCTCGATCGCGGCCTTGTGCTGCTCAGCCTTCTTCAGGTTAGTGGCGGTGGGCTTGAGCGTGATGCGCTCGCGGCACCTGACGCCCCGATACATGAACGTGATTTCGATACTCGAATCGGAGACTGCCCGAACTCCCCTCCCGCCTCTACCCATGACTCATATCCCTCTACATCGAGAAGCGTCCGGCCATCCGGCGCCTTGATCCATATCTCACCGAGCCGCCAGATGCCGTCACGGATCTTTGAGCGGATCGCGTCTTCTGTGTAGCCAGACTCGCTGGCAAATTTCCTGACGGTCACATAGCGCATAACCTTCACCGTTCCGCGTGTCGCGACACGTTTTCGTTATTCGCGAACCGTGTCGCGACATCCCACTTACCCATCGCTTGAACTCCCGCGGAAGTGGTCAGCCAGCACCCGGCGCGCGTCGATACCGCACGACGCCGACATTGCGTAGATCTGCCCGAAACCCGGCTGGCCCGCTGGAAGAACGTGAACACCAGCACCGGGAAGTGGTTCATCCCGGCAGCGGACACCAAAACCAAGGCGGCGCACACCCTGCCACTGACCGGCCAAGCCAAGTCGCTGATCGAGCGGTACCGGCTTGTACAGCAGGGCAGGGGCTATACCGGGCAGTTCCTGTTCCCGGGAAGCTCCGGCCAAGCCCTCAGCGCGACCAAGGCCAGCACGATGTTCACGGACCTTGCCCACGGCGAATGGTCGAGTCACGACTTGCGCAAGGTGGCCCGTACGGCCTGGACTGACCTGGGTGTCGACTACATGGTCGGGGAGCTGCTGCTGAACCATGCCATGAAGGATCTCGACCAGGCCTATATCCATACGGCGGCCGAGCAGCTCAAGAGGCAGGCCTTGGACACGTGGCACGCCTACCTCGATCAACGAGGTTTCGAGGAGTTGCACGGTGGGACATTTGCGAGACAGGAAGGCGAGGCATTACACGCCGAGACCATGAACAACGAGGCTTCCAGCGTGAATCAGTATCCACTTCCGAGGAGGAGGTTTTTAGTTCAAGGCGGCACCCAGCCCACACCAAACCAACAGCCAGGAGACGGCAATGAGTAACGTCACAGCGGCATTGCCGCGCAAAAGCATGAGCGACCTGGAGCGGCGCTTTCTAAAGATCGCCGGTGAGGAGCTGGCCAAGGTCAAAGTCGGTGGCCCTAATGCGCTGGCTTACCTGCTGGACATGGTTGCTAGCTGGCACGGCAGTCGTGTGCAGATCGGGTTCCACGATTTCGGCCAACGTTGGCTGATCGAGGGAAACGCCAAAAATAAACCTGCTGACCGGTTGCTGCGTGACCTGTTTGGCCTGAGTGATCCAGATCCGAGGAAAGCCGCATGAAGAAGCGCACTTATGTCGACAAGCCCTTGGGCGATACTGAATATCTGCTGGAGCAATGGGGCTGGTGGCGGATGGATGGGATGGGTGTGCCTCGGTACGTTTCACCACTCTATGCGCTCATCCGAGACAACAACGTCACGGAGGGCGGCATCAAGAATTACTGCGTCACGGATGACGTTGCCCTGGTCGTGGATCGGGCTGTGGCCAAGCTCGCCACACGAGATTCGCAGATGGGAAACTTCATATGGCTGTACTTCGGCGCTAAGTGGCCAGCACTTCGGATTGCTCGAGAAAATGACATGGGTGAAGCAAAGGCTCGTGAGTTGATCAAGGCCGGCGTGGCTTGGGTCGACTGCGCTATTGAAGTCTTTCGCGAAGCTGCGTAGAAAATCCTTTCCACGCGGATAAACACCTGTTTTCATGGCAACGTGTTTAGCTTTTCAAGCGCGACACCCCATAGAAAGCCCAGCCAATCGCTGGGCTTTTTGTTGCTTAAATTTTTATTTGGGTTAATGGAATGTTGTAACGTTGAGCCTCGCCAGCGTTGGGATGATAATCGCGCTCCGTCAATGGAGTGGTGCTCATGTCGAATAAGTGCAATGTCTGTGATGAACCGTTAAGTGAGCAAAACCAGAAAGAGTGCATTAAGTGCAAGCGCACCTGTCGAGAGTGCGATAAAACGTTTGGCAGTGAGTCGGACCTTATCCAAGCATGGGATGGGGCAAGGTACTGCAGAGAGTGCGCCGTGGAATGTGACAGCGGCTCTGATTGCCAAGGTGATCGGTACTTTGAGCCGACGCTAAAATTGAGCAAGCGCGGACTCTGTGAGTCCTGTGAAGAGGTTGCACCACCGAGTGATGGTCAAACCTGCGAATATCATCCAGATCGCCCTGCGACAGCACACGTAGATGGTACTCCGGTTTGTGATGACTGCCATGATGACGCCTATCCGATTGATTAAATGCCTTTAGGTTTGGCGCTTCATAGCCCTGCCCAGTATGGGGCTTGTTGTTTTCTGTCATGCGGATGGCTAGGCTGCTTGACAGCCCCGGCCTCCGCATATAGGTTTCTTGTTACTTCGCGGTTTTTCCGCGAGCAAAGCCCGATCTCATGAGTCGGGCTTTTCTTTGTTTGATTATCAAGGATTGATTTTATGTATCGTGACAAAGCAATCGCAAAACAGATTCTTTTATGGATGGAGGCAAATACTCCAGCTTTCGGGTCACAAGAGATAGTGATCCGAGAGGGAGCGCTCGGAGCGAACGCTGATTTGCCTGTATTCAGTTACCACATGGAAATCCTTGTGAGCGGTGGTTATTTGACCAAAGTTAAGTCAGAGGTATCGGGCTTTTACCAGCTGACATGGAAAGGCCATGACCTCATTCCCACACTGTAAATGAGACCTTGAAGACCGAGTCCCTTACTAGGACGGTGGGCTTCTCAACGTAAATTGAGCCTCGGCATTCGCCGGGGCTTTTTCGTTTTCGGCTCCACCACACCCGTTGCTATGGCCGGGAGTGCTGATGGGGCTGATTCAAATCCGCAGGCGAAAGACTGATAGGCCCTCCTGCTCACAACCCGAGGAAACCTCATGTCTCCAGTAATGCGCTGCAAAATGGTATGCCACGAAGTCGCCCATGTTCGTCACGCCAACCAAGACCGAGACGATCCACTGTGTGACGTCCGGTTTGGCGCGGTATGCGCTCTTCCTAAAGATCCGCCTGGTGAAAACGCTGTGTTCGGCAAGTTCACTCCTGTCGCCGAGTACAAGGCCAAGATCGTGAAGTCCGTCGCCGACAAGCTTGAGCCGGGAAAGGCTTACTACGTTGATTTCACGCTGGCTGAGTAGGTACTCCGCCACAGACCAAAATCGCCCCGGGTAATGCCGGGGTTTTTCTTTAACACTCCCCGAGAGGGAGGAAATCCGGATGCCACCCATGCCAGACAAGCCAGACACGTGGGCCCAGATCTGGCTGGCCCTCTCGAACCCGCTATGGCAGGGCGCAATCATGGCCGTCACGATTACTCTTCTTCGGGTGTTGTACGAAGCGAAAGAGCCAAACAAGTGGCGGATCATCTTGGAGGCGCTGATTTGCGGTGCTCTTAGCCTGTCCGCCAGCAGCATTATCGAGTGGATGACCTGGCCGCCTAGTTTGTCCGTTGCTGCTGGTGGTGCAATTGGCTTCATCGGCGTTACTGCGATCAGGGACATGATCATCCGCTTCCTGGGCAAGAAGGTGGACTCGGCATGAAGGCGATCGCTGCGGCAATCATCATCGCGCTGGTGGGCCTTCTGTTGGTCGGCATTCAACAGCTTCGGGTTGAGGAGCTTCGCGAAGAGAAGCGCGTTGAGACCCAGGCAAAGGACGATGCCGTCGAGGCCAATAAAGAGAGCCAGGCCACTATCACCACGCTGCGCGCTGAAGCAAAGCGCAATGCCGAATACCAGGCCGACTTGGCAAAGCGCCTCAAGGCCAGCCAAGACAAAGCGAAAAAGGCGGAGAAGAACTTTGAAGACCTCAAGCGCAACAGCAAGCCTGTTCGTGACTGGGCTGCTCAGCCTCTGCCTGACGGCCTGCGCGGCAAAGCCGGTGGTAGCGACAAAGACCCAGGCCGTAAGGCTGGAAGCCCCTGAACTGATCCCCTGCGAGCGTGTGGATGAGGATGCGGCCGACCTTCGCCTGAATGGCGATGTGTGGGAACTGAAGGATAGGGCAATCAACCTGCTCGACACGTGCGCCGACCAGGTTGATGCCCAGATCAAACGCAGCCAGAGCAAGTGACCACTGATGCCACTACGACCGCAGAAGCCTTGTACTGCCCAGGGTTGCAGGGCACTCACCCGCAACCCTCGATATTGCGATGAGCATGCCGATCTTGCGAAGGCAGCAGCTGCCAAGCTGGCTGACAAGAAGCGTGAGAGCAGTAGTCAGCGAGGTTATGGCTACAAGTGGCAGCAGGCGAGCAAGGGGTTCCTGGCCCGCCATCCGTTGTGTGCTGAGCATGATCGACGACCCGATCATCGGATACGACCGTTGGATGCTCATAGCTCGGGTGACATACATCCTGGGCGAGGGCGGCATGGTCACAAAAATGGAAGTCGGCCCACCCGACAGTTATGAGCCGGAACCGAATGACTCGCTGAAAAACCGCAAGCTGAAAAAGGGCGGGAAGGGCGACAACTTCGAATACCTCATCCCAGCAGACTACGAGCCAAAACAATGAGCCTGAAAAGCATGTTGGCCCGCGGCACCGTCGTGCTCGCAAACGCCGGGAGGAAGATGCAATCGCTGCAAATTCGCCTGACGGCAAAGGAACTGAAAGACGGCATCGAGCATTTCGAGCCCTACGGATTCACTAGCAATCCACTTCCAGGCGCCGAATTGTTGGCAGCGTTCCTGGGTGGTGATCGCTCCCACGCGGTAGTTCTGGTCGCTTCTGACCGCCGCTACCGCGTCAGGGAGATCGAGCCTGGCGAGGTGGTCATTTTTACGGACGAGGGGGACAAGGTCCACTTCAAGCGTGGGCGGGTCATCGACATCGAAACCCAAACGCTGAACATCAAGGCCGGTACGTCAGTGAATTTTGACACCCCGCTGATCACCCAGACCGGCAGGATCGTTTCTGAGGGCGACCAGGTGGCAGGCGGTGTCAGTCAAATCAACCACCCCCATAGCGGGGTGATGCCCGGCAACGGACAGAGTGGTCCAGCTGTGCCGGAGGCGGAATGATTATTTCAAACACAGTGGAGGCCGGTCTCACGCGCGCGGTGATGATCAGCCTTTTCACCTGGCGCCGCGCTGCGACGGATGACCCGGTCGATGACGAGGAGCGCTATGGCTGGTGGGGTGACAGCTATCCAGCGACCGCCGACGACAAGATCGGCTCCCGCCTGTGGCTGCTGCGCCGGGTAAAGCTCACCGAGGCCACTCAGCGCGATGCCGAGTTTTACGCCGATGAGGCGCTGCGCTGGTTGCTCACCGATGAGCGCGTGGTGGGTATCGAAATCGGCAGTGAGAAAGTTGGAATCAACCGCCTGAACCTGGTTGTGATCCTGACGATTCTTGGCGGCGCTCGGCTCGAAATCAAACCCTCTTCTTCATGGCAGGTGATCTATGCCGTTTGACACGCCGTCTCTGCCGGTACTCATCAGCCGCACCCAAAGCGACCTTGCCAGTGATGTGCTACGCCGATCGGACGCCCAGGTGCTGGCAAGGACCCTCAGCGGCACCGCGTACGGGTTGTACGGCTACCTTGACTGGATCGTTGACCAGATACTGCCAGACCGCGCTGACGAGGAAACACTCGAGCGCATAGCGATCCTTCGATTGAGCCAGCCTCGCAATCCGGCGCAGCCCGCCGAAGGCTCGGTCGGATTCACTGCTGCCGCGCTGGCGGTGCTCGATGTCGACGTGGTGCTCCAGGCCGATGACGGCCGAACCTACAAGGTCACTGCCGGGTTAACGACTGCGGCCGGGGTAAACACCACCACGATTGCTGCCGTTGATGCGGGCGTTCTCGGTAATGCCGACGCAGGCCTGACGTTGAAGTTGATCCAGCCAGTGGAGGGTGTGGTGAACACCTTCACCGTGCTCGCTCCAGGGCTCACCGGGGGGATTGCTCAAGAGAGCGTCGAATCCCTACGCGCGCGCGTTGTTCGGTCCTACCGAGTGATCCCTCACGGCGGCTCAAAAGATGACTACGAAACCTGGGCGCTTGAGGTGCCCGGCGTCACGCGAGCATGGTGCCGTGGCAATTACCTTGGGCCAGGCACTGTTGGTTTGTTCGTGATGCGTGATGGCGACGCCGAGCCAGTTCCAAATCCCACGCAACTGGCTGAGGTGAAGGCCTATATCGAGCCATTACGGCCAGTTACTGCTGAGCTTTATGTGCTGGCCCCGGTTGAGGTGCCGGTGGTCTACCAGATCCACGCCGTACCCGACACGTCAGCAGTACGCGCCGCTATCCAGGCTCAGCTTGTGGACCTTCACGAGCGGGAAGCAGGGCTCGGCGAAACGCTTCTGCTCACCCATATAGCCGAGGCTATCAGCGGGTCTGCCGGCGAGACTGATCACCAGCTCATCGCGCCGGCGGCAAACGTTGTGCCCGCTGCCAACCAGCTTCTTACCTTCGGGGGTATCACATGGCTGTGATTAGAACGGCGGAAGAGTATCGAGTGCAGCTTCAGGGGCTGCTTCCGCCTGGACCCGCCTGGGATCCTGAGCTCGTCCCGGAGGTGGCACTAGTGCTATCCGGCGTGGCACTGGAGTTCTCCCGCGTGGATGCGCGGGCCGTGGCGCTGTTGAATGAAATGGATCCGGCAGGGGTGAGTGAGCTCGTTCCCGATTGGGAGTCGATCATGGGCCTCCCGGACAGCTGCCTTGGACCAAATCCAGCGTTTGATGATCGACGCCTGGCTGTTCGCCGGAGACTGGTGGAGGTAGGCGGGCAGAGCCGCGGCTACTTCATAGAAATCGCGGTAAGCCAGGGATATCCAAACGCCAACATCACTGAGCACAGAGCGCCCCGTATGGGGCGTTCTCGTTTTGGGTCCGCGCATTTCGGTACCTGGAACGCCCAATTCATGTGGACGCTTAACACCGGAGGCCGGCAGCGGCAGGGTCGCCGCTTCGGTGTCAGCTATTGGGGTGAGCGTTTCGGCACCAACCCGGGCAACGCACTGGAATGCCTTATCCGGCGACCAGCGCCTGCACACACCGTTGTGCATATCAATTACGACTGAGGGGTAAAACCGTGGATTTTCCGAAAAGTGTACCCAGCGTTGGGTTGGTAGATGGCAAATTTATTGATGAGGATGCAGTCGCTGGCACACCCGGCTCGCTCATCCCATCCGCCTGGGGCAATGCTGTAACCCAGGAAATCCTGAACGTAATTCAGGAAGCCGGGCTCGAGCCGGACGAAGACGACAACACCCAATTGAATGCGGCTATCGATCAGAAGATCGCAGGCTCTTCGGTTTCGTTTGCGAGCCAGGCCGAGGCCGAGGCCGGCGAGTCAACCACCAAGGCGATGAGCCCGCTTCGAGTATTCCAGGCGATCGCCAAGGTGGTAACGCAGGCCACTGAGACCGCATTTGGATGGCTCAAGATTGCAACCCAGGCGCAGGTAACCACGGGTACCAATGACTCCGTGGCAGTAACACCGAAAAAGCTTGCAGCTCGGTTGCTCGATAAAGCTGATTTAAATAGCCCGGTATTTACTGGTGAGCCGGCAACGAACTCAACACCGCCGGCAGGAGACAACAGTAGCAGGCTCGCAAACACCAACTTTGTTTATCTTGCATTCAACCGGTTACTTGTTTCGGCGACTGAGGTAATTAAAGGGCTTGCCCGATTTGCAACGCAGTCTGAGGTCAACGCAGGTGTTGATGACAGCAGCATAGTCACCCCGAAAAAGCTGCGGGCGGGTTTTCAGATCCAGCTTTCAGTCAATGGATACATCTATTTCCCGAGCTGGATGGGCGGCTTAGTCTGGCAGTGGGGCAATCGCGCATTCACATCTGGCAGCACTTCGGCATTTACGACTCCATTTCCGAATGAAGCGCTTATTGTTTGGGCGCTGCCCAACTCGATTGTGGGCGGAAGCCCAAGCACCGTAGCCGCCAACGTCCAGTCATTGAATCAACAATCAATGATTCTTAGCTGGACGGCGGGCGGCACATACAACTTTTTCTGGTTCGCTCTGGGGCGCTAATATGTCAAAAAAATACGCTAAGTTTTCTTCTGACGGCGAGCTTGTTCACCTCCTAATTGAGGGTGTGCATGACATTCCTAAATCCGCTGTCGAGCTGGATGAAGTTCAGTGGCAGGCGATGCTCCAGGCGCCTGACGTTATTTGGTCCCGCTCCGCTAATGGAGTTATATCGAAGCAGGCGGTGCCGATAGACCTACCTCAGATGATAGCGAATGCTCGCTTCAAGCATGAGACCGGGGGGATCAGCGTTGATGGAATCGTTATAGATACAGGACGCGACAGCCAGGCGCTGATCACAGGCGCCGCCCTCTCGGCAATGCTTGATCCGAACTACGTATGTACCTGGAAGGCCGTCAGTGGGGCCGTTGCATTAAATGCAAACGATTTGATAGCCATTGCTAGCGCGATCCGCTCCCATGTACAGGCGTGCTTTGATAGAGAGTTGGCTTTGCTTGCAGCATTGGCTAATGGATCGTTTACAGCTGGTATGGTCGATGAGGGCTGGCCTGGAGAAAGCTATGTCAATCACTGAGCAGCAATTGCTGCGGATCCTTCCGAACGCCGGCCGCCAAGCCGGCGTTTTTGTTCCAGCGCTGAACGCCGCAATGAACCGTTACGGCATCGTCGGCACTCCTCGCGTCGCCGCATTCATCGCTCAGGTCGGGCATGAGTCGGGCCAGCTGCGGTACGTGCGGGAGATCTGGGGGCCCACCGCGCAACAGGCGGGCTACGAAGGCCGCGCCGATCTTGGCAACACGGTCAAGGGTGACGGCTATAAGTACCGTGGGCGTGGACTGATCCAGATCACCGGCAGGGCGAACAATGCCGCGTGCGGTGAGGCCCTTGGCTTGGATCTGATCAATAAGCCCGAGCTTCTGGAGCTACCGCAGCACGCCGCGATGTCGGCCGCCTGGTTCTGGTCTACGGAAGGCTTGAACACTCTGGCGGACCAGGGCGAGTTCGTGAAAATCACTCGTCGAATCAATGGCGGAATCAATGGTCTCGAAGATCGCCTTCAGCTTTGGGACAAGGCTAAAAAGGTGTTGGCATAGGAAGTCACTGCTGGGTTGATCAAGCTACGGGCTTTGTCCACACAAGTGCGGATTTTGACCAGTCAAAGTAAAAAGGCCAGCCATGGAGTGTGGATGGCCGCTGAACATTATTTTCCTTTCGGCGGAGCATTCCCTCTGCCGCCACCAGAAGGATTACCCGTAGTACTTGGAAGATTAGGCACTGCGGGAGTTTTGGAACCACCGCCTGCGCTACCACTGCCCTTGCTTGATGATCCAGAGCTGCTCTTACTGCCTGACGACTTCGACATAACGCTCTCCTGTTTAAGATTAGCGGACCGCACAAGAGACTCTAGTCCAGCTGGTAGCATTCACTCGGAAAACGAAAGCTCCCTCCGATATGACTCAGAGGTTTGGAAAGCAGTCAGTCAATTTTGAGCATCTTTGCGAGTAGCGGGTCGTTCGATCCCATTATCGCTGCCTGAACGTCTACGAAGTACATCCCTCCTGTGATCTCGCCGATGATCTCGCCCTCTTCAATCCATTTCTTCAGTTGCTGCAGGCTGGGCTTGTTCCCGACATAGCGCAGCTTTCGATACTCGCCGACCTCCATGAGCCTTGGCAGCCTTACTGTTATCTGGGACAAAATTTTCATAATCCGACAACTCTCCGAGCGGCTTCGACTCTTTCTATGAGAGTACCGCCGGGAGTTCTTCTGACAAGCTTCTCGGGTTCTAGGTAGTGCGAATTCGCTTCTACGTAGTAATTACGCCCGTGCTTGACAGGTCTAGGTGTAATGCGGCCTTCGCGGGCCCATTTGCGTAGGGTATTCGGGCTGGGCGGCGTTTTAAAGTGGTCAGCAGCCCATTCTGCGAGAGTCAATTTGGTCATGATTTCACCTGCCATAGGCTAATGTCGGCCGTTATTTTAGTCGGAGCTCAGGGCTTTTTTTCTGAGCCGTCTGGCCTCCCAGGCGACTGATTACGACTTGGCTTAGCACTTTTGGGATGCCGTCACCTCCCACGACAAATCCGAATTGTTGCTCCTGTAACCATCTGATTTGAGCGCTCGGCTTTTGATAGCCAGTGAGTGCTGCCACTTCCTCTTTGCTCAAAAACATAATCTACCTCGTCAATCATTTCCGACTGAGCTTCTTTCCAGATGTCATTAGTTTTTTTAAAAAGACGTTCAGACGAGCAACATGATGGGTTTTGTATTGGTCGTCCTTGCGTTCCGCTTGCGTCTTAGGTTGGTCGCGTTCAGGTTTGACGTGTCCGCAACAGGTGTGTAAGCGGGCCAATGAGCGTCTAAAAACTCGTCAAATCTTTTTATGCTATACAGGATTGATCCGTCGACTTTTGCCCATACGCCTTCCGGCAATACACCTCTGGCTCGCTTCCCTTGTAAGGCACGCCTGGTTGTACCCAGGATGTCGGCCATCACGGACTCAGACACCTTGTCCCAGGTTTCTTTTATATCGTTTAGGCCACTGAGCGGTGTTTCTATCGTTCGATCCAGTGAGGTTCCGCTATAGATTTTTTCTAGCAGCGATTGCTTTGGCACTTTGGGGTGACCGTCACCACCATGAATGAACGCTATGGAATTAGTTCTAAGCCAACGCGCTTGAATTGCTGGCCGCTCGTAACCAGTTAGGTCAACCACTTCGTCTTTGGTCAGGAACATCTTCATCCTCTTTTGATCATCTACGTAAGGGTTATGCCTGCCCGGACCGTTTAATACGAGCTAGGCCCTGCTTGATATGCCCAGCGTTCTCGCCAATCACCTCAAGGGCGCCACGCACGTTCTCACCTACGTTTGAGGTTTCGCTGTCTTCTGCCCAGAGAGTCAACTCCATAATGGCGGCCTCCAGGGCGAGCTGGTTCTCGTAGATCCGTTCCAAGATGTCAGGGAGTGAGTATTCGGGGGATGGCATTGCTTGGTCTCCGGTAGAGGGAATGGAAAGCATAGCCGCGGGCAAAAAAATGGCCCGCTTATGTGCGGGCCTAATGGGAATTCTTCAAAGGAGTAGGGCCACCTTGCTCCCTGTCGTGTAAATGTCAGGTGAAAAGGATGTCGCAAAAGCAGAAAGCCCTTCATTCGACCCCTCCCGTAATTGAGCCCGCACTTTACCATTCGTGGCGTACAGCTACCATTGGCTGGGCCTCAAGGCGGTAGAATGCCTTTTTATCCAGAGTATGAGAGATGGAACCTAACGAGGTTATTGACGCGCTTGCCATTCAAGTCGAATCCGCGAAAAGCCGAGGTCTCAAAGACGTCTCCATCGAAAGCCTTGAGATGTACATGGTCGCGCTGCGTGAGCGCGTCGAAAAGCTCTCTCCGCTTACTGAAGCGAATAACGAGTTCCAGAGGCAGGCTAACGATCATGCTTTTCACGACCGGCAGGCGATGTTCAGAACCGTTATTGACTCTGGTCAGGCAGCGCTTAAAGCCAGCCTGCTTGTGGGGGGAGGGGCAGCAGCGGCACTCCTCGCATTCGCCAGTTCTGCCTGGAGGTCGCTAAAGCCTGAAGGGCTTGAGCTACTGGGGCTGACTATTTTTGTATTAGGTATCGGTGTGCTTTTGGTGGTGCTTGCTAGCGGCGCAACATACCTGTCTCAGGGGCTCTATCACGACGGCTTGGGCAAGCCACATGATTGCAAAGAAGATCGTGCCGGAGACATTTTGAGGTACATATCACTGACATTGGTTGTCTCTTCGTACGGACTCTATGCGTTGGCGTGCTGGTTTATTTATAAAATGATGGGAAGCTTTTCCATTGTCGGCTTCATACCGGTAGGGTGATAGATACAAGAAGCCCGGCGCTGGGCACGACTAGGAAGTCGCTTTCACCGGGAAGTTGCTATCGCCTGGGCCAGCTGCATATCTGACATCAGTGGAGAGCTGTAATTGGTGTGGTAGTACCTGGACGCCTGCTCAAACTCCGCGCCGCGAATCTCGCCGTCCGAACCGATGAACGTCAGTGCGTCAGTCTTGGCCGACTTGAAAATCTTAGGCGGCTCGGTCGTGAGAGATGTGGTCGCGCCAATTAAAATGGTTGGCGCGGAGATTGTGAGAAATATCGCGGCAGCGATAGGGTTGGCCCCATCACCTGATACGGCCTGAGTGCTAACTGACAGCAGCAAGGCGGCCGCCAGGATCTTCCATGAGTCCATTCGTCGTTGCTTCCATTGCGATCAGAGGGCGCCACGGTAGCAGAGCAGGGGAACACCGGAAACAACAAACCCGCCCAGCAGTGAGCTACAGGCGCGACCGGGAGGAGCATAAGCCTGAGTCCGAGGGCTTCAACCTAGTGAAGCCGACTTGATATGCCCGGGGTTTTCGCCGAGCGCTCCCCCTGGAGCGGATCATTTCAGTCAGCGTATGAATGAGGGGGAGGCCGGGATAGCTGCTTCTATCGCAAGACAGTCCATTTGCTTTGACCACAAAACAGTGGCTCGAAGTGGTGCCGAGTCTCTGCCCCCATAACGAAGCCACACTCGAGCTTCACCCTGACTCCATTCGGCAAACTATCTCCGTCATCTAACGCGAACTGCACACGATCTGCGCTGACAAAATTCCCGATATCGGTTCTAACGGTGATCTGCTTATCAAGAACTAATGCGGTGTATCCAATTTTTGCAGGAGATTTAATCTGTCCCAGCGGGTCGTCTGCTGCAAACGTAAAAAAACGACCGGTAAACTGCATGGGATTTGGCCCCGGCGGCGTAGGTATTTCAGCTGCTGATACCGCAAGTGAAAACAGCGCCGGAATTAGCAAAAATGCTTTCATGATTTTCCTTTCAAATGTCAAAGCCACGCGGCGGCGGGGTGCGCGGGCACGGATCCGGACATGCGTACTGTGTGGGGTGAAGTGCCATGTCGTGCGCTGTAGGCCTTGGCACCGCCTTGGGCAGTTACTGTTCTACGGAAAAATGACGTCTCGGATGTGAAGGGTACGGCGCTATCGGTAAGGCTGGACAGCAGGTTGGATATGAGAAGCAGCCGCAGCGTGTAGCTAGGTTACTTGGAAGACTTTGCAGGAAGCGACGGAGTCTCCGCTTTCATTTTTTCCTTAGCCATTTCCATACCGAAGTCGATTGCCTTGTTTGCAACAGTTGCCGCAATGGTGCCTACGATAGCTGCCACACCTAAGACGACGCTCAATACAGCGCTGGCCACTACCAATTTTGTCTCAACCTTATTGACGCGATCCATGACTTGTTTGTTGTCTTCCTTGAGCTCTCCCAGCTTTTCCGCGAGGTGATCAAGAGAAGTCTCGATTTTTCCGACAACGACATGAAGATCATTCAGTGACTTCATCTGCCACTCAGCTGGGCCCGGGGTAGGTGTCGTCTCAGGAACCATAGGGTTCGTGTTCTCAGGGCCGCCAAACCTGCGGTTTTTGCTGGACATTTATGAGTTCCACCTGCTTTTAATCCATTCCCAGAGCGTGGTAGGGGCTCGCCCATAGTAGGAACTAATCGCCACAACTACCCCCGATGCGGACGAGCCGTCGGTTATTCCCAGCAGGTTAGAAAGTTCTTGGGTGGTGCCAGAGAAATTCACTACAAATCCGTTTTTTGGAAGATCCGTAAAGTCGACGGTTCCAAGGGATTGATTATCTTTGAGCGCCCGCAATATTGGATCGGACTGGTCTGTCGGTAAGACCAAGAAAATTGCCATGATTCTTCCTAAATTATGGTGGCCGCTACGCTGGAGTCTGGCGGTGTTGAGACGCTATTTAAGGTCGCACGTCACATTTTCAAGCCGAGCTATCTCTCTGCTGCAGGGCCGGTGCCATCCTGACTGCATAGCAGCCGATTAGAGCACGGCACTCAGGACGCCGCTGTGAATTTTGAACAGCTGGTGCCTTGGTGGTTCCTTCTCACAAAAGTCGCACAGATGAAGGGTCGCAGTAAATGGTGCGGCAGTGCCTTTCGTAATTCTCGGAATCCCTTCAATTGCATGCATTTTCTAGGTGGCGACTGGGGAGGCATCCAACCTCCTAAGCTGTTCAAGGCCGTGCATGCTGTCGTAAAGCTGGCATAA